ATACATAAATTTTTTTGGAGTTATATTATGAAATTATCAACTGAAACAATCTCCGTCTTAAAGAACTTTGGTGCTATTAATCAAGGCATCCTGTTCAAAAAAGGCAAGACACTTAAAACAGTTTCTTCACACAAGAATATTCTTGCTGAAGTTACAATCAAAGAAGATATTCCCGCAGAGTTTGGTGTTTATGACCTAAACAATTTCCTGTCGGTTGTATCTCTACACAAAGATGACCCATCATTTGAATTTGATGAAAAACATGTTGTTATCTGTGGCAACAAAGGTCGTTCCAAAATCAAGTATCGCTTCTGCGAACCTGCTATGATTGTTACACCACCAGAGAAAGCACTTGCAATGCCTGACCCTGAGATTAAATTTGCTTTGACAGCAGAAGATTTCGATTGGATTCTCCGTGCCGCTTCTGTTCTTTCTTCACCACAAATTGCAATCGAATCTGATGGCAAGAAAGTTTCAATCATAACATTGGACTTGCAAAATGATTCTGCACATACCGATGCACTTGACTTGACCGATGGTGATGGCAGTAAATATCGTATGGTTTTCAAAACAGAAAACTTGACCAAAATTTTACCTGGTGCATATGAAGTAAAAATTTCTTCTAAAGGCGTTTCACACTTTCAACACAAAACTACACCACTTCAATATTGGATTACAACCGAGTCTGGTTCTAAGTTTGAAAAGGCTTAATCATGCAAACCTTTGATACTACCCGTGAAGAATATATTGCAGTATTAGAAACTGAAGTTGAAACTCTCCGTAGATATTACTTCAATCCAGAAACAGAAGGTACTGGTCATTTTGATACTGCTATCAAAGTATTAGAACACCGTATTCAGGAGATTCGCAATGGAACAGAGGCGTAATTTTCTAAGAGGTGCAGGCATCATTGGTGCCTTTGCTGTTGGTGCTGCCTCTTACAGGCAGGTAAAGGAAATGGCTAATGAACATAAGGACATTAGCCATCTCGCACCACCAAAAGAAGCAACATCAATTCAGTTTACTGGTGCATATGGTGAGAAACCTAAAGCACCAGAACCAACTATGGGTCAACATACATTCTATGTCAATGGTTGGAATCAAGAAGTTACTCACCGTGTTTCTATGACTGTTGGTAAAGACAATCGTTTGTGGATGAAAATTGGTGATGAATGGCACAGAGTTGCTATTGAATCTTAATGTGAATTTTTTTATTATGAAAGTGGTGTATGGAACATTTATTATGGACAGAAAAATATAGACCACAAACAATTGCGGATTGTATTCTACCAGACCGGTTGAAACAACCATTTCAGGAGTATGTTAATCAACATAATATTCCTAATCTATTGTTAAGTGGTGGTGCAGGCGTTGGTAAGACTACAGTCGCCAAAGCCATGTGTAATGAAATCGGATGTGACTTCATGGTCATTAACGGTTCTGATGAATCTGGTATTGATACATTTCGTACCAAGATTAAAAACTATGCTTCATCTATGTCATTGTCTGGTGGTCGCAAGGTCATCATTATTGACGAAGCAGACTATCTAAATCCAAACTCAACACAACCTGCGTTGCGTAATGCAATTGAAGAATTTGCAGTTAACTGTTCATTCATCTTTACTTGTAATTACAAAACTCGTATCATTGAACCATTGCATAGTCGTTGTGCGGTTATTGACTTCTCTTTGAAGAACAATGAAAAGGCACAGATGGCCGGTGGGTTTTTTAAGAGAGTCCAATCAATTTTGCAAAGTGAAAATGTTGAGTATGATGACAAGGTAATTGCAGAGTTAATTAAGAAACACTTTCCAGACAATCGCCGTATTCTAAATGAACTACAACGATACTCACAGTTTGGTAAGATTGATACTGGTGTTCTCGCACAGATTGGCAATGTCCAACTGAATGAAATTACCAAACACATCAAGGACAAAGACTTTACTGCAATTCGTAAATGGGTTGCATCTACTGATTTAGATACCAATACAATGTTCCGTCAGTTGTATGATTCTCTGTATGACTTTATGAAACCACAATCAATCCCACAAGCAGTGGTGATTATTGCTGACTATCAATACAAGAACGCCTTTGTTGCTGATACTGAGATTAACCTTGTTGCATGTTTGACCGAACTAATGGTCGAATGTGAGTTTCTATGATACTAGATTTATTTCGACCAACCTTTCAATGGATTAAAGATGACTTCGCTTCAAATAGACTTCGCTTTATTGCTGAGCTCTTTGGTTGGGCTATTAGCATTGGTTGTTCTATCACGATGGCAATCACAGTCCCTAATCCACCTCTTCTTGCATTATATCCTGTCTGGATATGTGGGTGTATCATTTATGCTTGGGCTGCTTGGTCTCGTAAAAGTTTTGGCATGTTGGCTAACTATATCTTGTTAACAACTATCGACACTATCGGATTGTTTAGGATGTTAACATGAGTAATCCATTTGACTATGTAAACTCAATTCTTCAAAACAAAAAGAATCTAATTGTAGATGAATTGACAGAGAAGGAATATCAACCATTTCTAGTGAATCGGACTCTTTCCTATCACAAAGACTGTATCTTATATGCTAACGAAATGAATCGTAGGCACCTGACTGATAAAAAGTTACAATATGACTTTTTACTAAATACGATAAGGTCACAGAAAAGACCTTTTGCTAAGTGGGTTAAGGCTGAAAAAAGTGAAGATTTAGAATGTATCAAGCAAATATTCGGACTATCTGACCAAAAAGCTCGTGAAGCCAGGCGCCTCCTTAGTGATGAACAAATCCAAAAATTAAAAGAACAAACCGATACAGGTGGATTAAGGAAATGATATGGTTGATTTGGCCAAATTCATTGAGGTTACACTCAATGAACAAGATGATTTTTTAAAGGTTCGTGAAACTTTAACACGAATCGGAGTATCTTCACGCAAAGAAAAAGTTTTATACCAGTCTTGTCACATTTTACATAAACAAGGTAAATATTATATTGTTCATTTCAAAGAATTGTTTGCACTAGATGGAAAGCCATCCAACATTTCTGAGAATGATATACAAAGACGAAACGCAATTGCAAATCTATTAGAAGAATGGGGTCTTGTTACAATCTTAAATAAAGAACTTATGAAAGATAACATTGCACCATTACATCAAGTAAAGATTATTTCATTCAAAGAAAAAAATGATTGGGATTTAATTACCAAATATAATATTGGTAAAAAACCTCAAGATTATTGAAGTCTTTGACTAAATAAAACCGTGACGCCTTCGGGGTCACATTTCATTAACTCGCTTAATAGGAGAAAACTATGACACTAGGACATATTTCATTTAGTCCATTGCACCACTCTACACTTGGCTTTGACCGATTCTTTGATGACGTTGAAAGACTGTTGAATGTGGATGTGCAGAAAACTGTATCAAACTTTCCACCACACAACATCGTAAAACTAGATGATACTCGTTACATCGTAGAACTTGCCGTAGCAGGATTTTCTAAAGATGAAATTGACATTTCAGTTGAAGATGGTAAACTAACTGTTAAAGGTGAAAAGGAAGATAAAGAAAGCAAAGTGCAATATCTACACAAAGGTATTGGCACAAGGTCTTTCACAAAAACACTCACCATTGCAGATACAATTGAAGTGAAGGGTGCTGAGTTCAAAGATGGTATTCTAAGTATTGGCTTAGAGAATATTATTCCTGAACATAAGAAACCTCGCAAGATTGAAATTGGTGATAGTTTGAAGAAATTCAAACCAGAACTCTTACAAGAGAAATCTGCATAACCGATGGGGTCGCAATGACCCCATTTTTGCCTCACAACTTTATTATTTTGGTGTATAATTAAATCATGTTAAAAAAAGATAAAAACTTCCGCATTTCTAAACAAACGAAACGAACAATGGCAACTATTGTTGACCCTGTTGAACGCCATGCATTTAAAAATATGATGATTCAAGCAGAGATTGCTGGTTCACAAGTTTTCGAAAAGAACAAGAAACGTGGTAATGAAAAAGAAACTGCTTGATGCATACATGAAAACTGCGGAGACATTCGCTGAATGTTCTACCGCAAAAAGACTTCATGTTGGTGCTATTGTAGTTAAAGATGACCGCATTATAAGTATTGGTTACAATGGAATGCCTTCTGGTTGGGATAATAATTGTGAATATCAGGTAACTGAATATCGTGATGTTACAAAATCATGGCTTCCTACTGGTGAAACAAAAACTAAACCTGAGGTACTTCATGCTGAAACTAATGCAATCGCTAAGTTGGCAAAATCTAATGAATCTGGACTTGGTGCTACTATGTTTATTACTCACGCACCTTGTTTGGACTGTGCCAAACTGGTTTACCAATCTGGTATCAATACTGTTTACTATCGTAATAGTTATCGTGACGAAATTGGCATACAGTTCTTGGAAAAAGCAGGAGTAACAATTGAAAAAGTATAGTGCAGAAGTAGTTGAGATTTGTGAGAATGGTGATGCAATAGTTCAATTACCAGATGATTTGATAGAAGAACTTGGATGGAAAGTTGATGATGTTTTAACTATGACCATGGTAGATGGTGCAGTTCACGTTAAAAATATTACTAAACATCCAGAATTATTTAAGGATTAAATATGTTAGTTATGCCAGATGATATGACAGGCAAACCAGTAGGTTTTACCTGTTCAACTTTTGATTTACTTCATGCAGGACATATTCTTATGTTGGCCGAATGTAAACAAGTATGTGACTATTTGATTGTTGGTGTTCAAAGTGACCCAACGATTGATAGACCGGGAACTAAAAACAAACCAGTGCAGTCTATTGTTGAACGATATGTTCAACTCTCTGCGGTTAAATTTGTAGACCAAATTATTGTTTACAACACCGAAAAAGACCTTGAAGATATGTTAATGTTCTTGCCTATTAGTGTTCGCATTATTGGTGAAGAATATAAAGACAAAGATTTTACAGGTAAACAAATTTGTGAAGACCGTGGTATCAAAGTTTGGTACAACTCTCGCAATCACAGGTTCAGTTCTTCCGAATTGAGACAACGAACCTATCAATCAGAAATGGCAAAATCATTGCTAGCAGTTTCAAATGGAGGTAATGGATAATGAGTAAAGTATTTAATGATGTTGGCATCTTTATGGCTGCCGCTGAACAAACAATCAGTAAAGAAAATATTCCACAATCTTCTCTATATCATAATTTAATCGTTGAAGAATATAATGAATATATTCAAGCAAGAAATAAAAATGATGATGTGGAAACTATTGATGCATGTTTTGATATGATTTGGGTCATTGTAGGTTATATGCACTCCCGTGGATGGGATTGTAACGGCATTTGGGATGAAGGTGCTTTGAGTAATCTTAAAAAGATTGATAAAGAAACTAGAAAAGTTATCAAACGTGATGACGGCAAAATTTTAAAACCCGAAGGTTGGAAGAAACCTGACTTCAGCAAGTTTGCCAAATAAGAGCTTGCAATACTATTAAATATCTGA